GTCCAGCGCATGTTCTCCTTAACGCCCTCGGTGCAACCCCAGCCGATTGTCAGAACGCCAGCCGGGCAGCGATAGGCCACGCAGCTCCCATCCGGTTGCGCCCGGTGGTAGCCTTCGAATTCCTTGATCATGTCAAGGCCACGGGTCGATAGTTTCATGTCTGTACCACGTATGGGTAAAATATCTCAGCTCACCGTTGTCCACGTGCGGCCTGCAACAGCGGCCATCGACGCACCGGCCCAATTGATATTATCATTCGATATGGCTGTGTTCCAAACCGCGAACTCTGTCATGTATCCGGTGTAATTGTTGCCGAACGTAACCCCAATTTCGATTAGGTTTGTGTCTGTGTATGAACCGATTGAAGTGGCCGCGAGTGGCGTGCCCTCAGCACCGTTGAAGAACGGCTCGACGTTCGCCCCGTCAAAACGCGCGCCCGCTACGCAGTTCATTGCAACGGCTTCTGATGCGACATCGGCGCTCGTGTGGCTGCTGGTGTAGTGATGCATCTGGACGACTGGCGTCCCCTTGAAGGCCAAGCCAACGCGCGTCTGGATTTGCCAGAGCTGATTGTTTTGATACGGCAGCGAGTTGTTAGGCGCGACAGTCGGGCGGGCCACGGCCAGATGAGTGTAAGCCGTTGACGTTATAAGCGTGCTACCCGCAGTGCCTCTCACATACGGGCCGGTTGGGAAATAGACAGTCGGCAACCCGTTGAGGTTTGTATGCAGAGTGCCGGCCGTAACGACAAACGGCTGAAGAGAAGCCCCCGCCGTTCCGAAATTGCGCCCGTTGCCGCTCTGATCGTACCACGTGACAATCCGCCCGTCCGACCCGCCGACAAACGACGTTAGAGCGGCAGTATCAACAAGCCCGTCTCCGTCGAAACCAATGTCTTGTTCTGCGTTGTCGCTGACGCGGCGCACACGATAGGCCGATCCACCGTATCCACTTCGCAAACGGCGGTAGGCCGAGATCATTGCATTCGGCGTTACGGTCACGTCGTCGAATTCGTCGGCAGCACCAGTCGGGGCACCTCCTGTAGGCGTTGCGTATGTCGGCGATTTGACAAGAATAACCCGACCCATGCCGTGCCCCTTTATGGCAGCTGGAAAGTCAATTCGACAAGCAAGCCAAGCGGCTCGGTTGTCGAGACTGCATCAACGTCAATTCGGATAATGTCACCCGTCGCAACGTCATCATTTCCGGTATCAATGGCAGCCGGCGTTGCCGCCGTCGCGCTGTCCGTCTCGCCGCTGTCGATCGTGATCTTGGTTGTCAGCATGTCGGCGGCTTGCGTGACATTGTGAATTTGGATGTCCGTTGTTCCCGTGGTTCCGGCCGTGCGAACAGCCGCCGCCACGCCGACAAGGTTGTATCCGTTCAGCACGCTTGGAACGCGCCAAAACAGATCGCCAGCACCGTCCCCCGTTGTCACGTCGGTGGCGTCGGAAAACACAAGCAGGCTGATAACGGTTTTGCCAAAGTCGGAGCCAGCGAATCCATCCGGCGTAAGCGCCCGGCCGGTATCGGTTCCGGTCGTTGTCTCGGCCGCCGTTGCCAGCTCGACGACGCCAGACGCGGAATCCGACGCTGCCGCGATTGTGAGATTTGTTCCCGAGAACGCAAGCGGGCTGGATGGCGTCCAGTAGGCGATATTGCCGGCGCTATCGTCAAAGAACAGGCCGGAGTCAGCGCCCGGATCTGTTGCCAACGCCGCGATCTCGGTCAACAACTCATCAAGCGTCACTGTCCAAACCGTGCCGCTCGAGCTGACTGTCACGTCACCATACGTGCCGTCGAGCAGCATCAAATCCGACTCGGCGCCCGTGCTGTCTTTGAAACGGATCACGGTCTTGCCGCCCGTGTCGGCGGCATAGAGGCGCCCAACATTTGCGCTCGGCGTGCCAGGGCTCGCGTTCTCGTCGAAGTCGATATGTGCCGTGATCTTGCCCTTGCCCGTGCGGTCCAGGCTATCCGTCAGCGCGGCCTCGAGATCGTCAAGCGTATCATTCCAGTGATCCTCATCGATCGTGGTGCCCTCGACTGCTGGATTCCACGAATTCGATGGTGCGGTATATGTGCCGGAAGCGTCTCTCGACATGCTGCGTCAACCCTTTTTCGATGCTTCAATTACGAGCGCGGCCATAGCCTGCTGAATCGCCGAAACCTGATCTTTCAGCGTGGCAACCTCAGCCGCGATTGCCACGATTTGAGCCTGGAGCGCCGATACGTCGGCGCTCGGCGTGCCGTTACCTGGTTCCGGCGCGATGATCTCGCCGGCCTGCGAAAACTGCACCGTGATGGCCTCACGATTTTCGAAGGCGTCGAACGATTGCACGGGCGTAACCGGAATTTCGGAATATCCCGGCTTGTGTGTCGCCGTTCCCTTCACCGTGAATATCGCCACCGTGTCACGTGTCGCGCTGGTGATGACGAGCGTCCCGCGATTATCGGCGGTTCCGCCTGCGTCCCATGTCGCGACATACTGCGAGACATCCGGGTTGCGCTTCCCAAGCATCGCATGAGAAACACAAATCACGGTCGTCTCATCTGCCGATTTCGCGTTGTATGACAGCCCGCCCCCGCCCGGATCTCCGCGCGTCGTCTTGGCGTCAAAGCGCCATGGAATGCCGCCGATTTGATCTGTCATAGTTTGATGATCCATGTGCCGAGAAATGCCGGAGGCATGTTGCTGTGCGCCGCGTTGCTGCCGGCCGATGCGGTGGTGAAAGTGTGAGTATGGGAGCCTGAACTGCCCGTGTTCGCCGTTGTCGTCGTGAAATCGACAGTTTGCGCATTGTTAACGGTGGTTGCTGCGCCGTATACGCCGGCCGTATAAGTATGCGTATGTGCGCCATCTGAGCTAGTTGTTCCAGTGTGGGTGTGCGACGGCATCTGAGATTCAGTCAGCGTGTGCGTTTCTGTGCCGCCTGACGCACCGTTGGTCGTGTCATTTGTTATGATAGACCCGAGCCGGCCCGCTGCGCTCGAGCCCATATCATCAAGGCCGAAGAACGAGCGCCCGCGCAGGTCTGGCAGCGTGATCGTTTTGTTGGCCGCAAAGTCGGCCGCAGCCGACGCACCCCTGCCACTAGAGACCGGACAGACCGTGTTGCTGTAGCTGTTCCATAGCAGCTCAAATAGATCCTCGACATCCGCCGCCGCACGCTCGGTGCCGCCGCTTGATGAGTTTCCGACTGTGCGGCCGTTGGCCCTGACCCACCCTGTCGGCGCCGTTGTGCTGACATAGGGCAGCATCAGGCCCGTGGGCATCGCGCCAAGGATCTGGCCGGCTGCGTTGGCAATGCCATCGCTTGAGAATGACGCGACCTCGGCGCCACCCGCAGCCACGCCGATCACGTCGGCAGACTTGCGATATAGGCCCGTGTTCGTATCCGAGCCGAACGCCATGGACGGCGTGGATGCAGACCCGTTGGCAGCCTTGAACTGCCCCGTCATGGTGGTTTGGCCGTCACGGGCCAGCGAGCCGGTTATTTCGGTGCCAAGGTCGTTGAAGTTCCCTTGTACCGGCGAGGCGGCAACTTGATCGCCAGCCGATATTGTATTGGGCAACGAATACGTGCCCGAGCCATTACGAGGCATCGTTTATTCCCTGATGGGAACGCGAGACAGGGTTTAGCGGTCGTATTGAGCGGCGCCGCTCGCGCCCAAGGCGCCGAGAGACGGATTGCGCGGGCGCAATGTCGGAGAAATCGCAGACTGCGCGGCAACGTAGCCGGTCGCGTTTCCGACCGGCGTTGAACGCATAATGGTCTGCGTGATCTTCGCAATCGGGCCGTTGAAGCTCCCGAGTGCGGAGAGCAACGCCTGCCCCCATTGTCCGCCGTAGAATAGGTTGCCGACAGCCGAGCTTGACGGATTCGGATCTTTGTAGGCGAGATCTTTCATAGCCGCACCGAAGCGGCGAATGGTTGCCAACTCGGCTGGCGTGTAAAGTTCCTTCAACACCGAGCCCTGCTGACTAAACGCCTCGTCGATGCGCTTGGTGATCATCGTCGGCGTGTGAAGTTCGCCCGACGATGTTTTGACGAGGTTCATCCAATGCGCCAGCCTGATGTCATTCCAGATCGGGGCGGCTTGATCCTTTGGCAGATACTTAAACGCGCCCTGCTTGATGCGGCGCACGGCTTCCAACGTCGCTTGCTTTGGGCCGCTGCCAGGGTTTGTTCCGAACAACTCGCGCACGATGGATTCGGGCGCTAGGTCGTCTTTCTTGACGATCTTGTCGATCAGCGCGCCGCCCGCGCTGCGTTGTCCCGTCTTATCTGTTGGCCCAAATATCTGCTTCATTTCGCGCGTGCGGTCGCGCGCGACACGCAACGTCGCCGCCGCGTTGGCGTCACCTTTCAATAGCGCCGCCTCGGCCGCATCATCGATCCACTTGTTGAAGCCTTCATAGACGCGACCAGCAGCGACACCATCAAAATCACCAGACTGCGCGCCCTTCATCATTTGGAACAAGTTCCGGCGCATTGTATCAACGCTCGGCGTTTTGACATTGCCGAGGAATTCGTCGGCCTCTGCCGGTGCGCCGCCCTTTTTATAGTTCCTCAGCGTGTCCAGCATCGCGCTGGCCTTGGGCGCCGTGTCTTTGGTCAGGCTTCCGGCCAGATCATCCAAGCTTGTTGCGATTGACTTGGGCAGCAGTTCTAGCGCTTCTGGCGTGGCTTCAAGCGTGCCAACCTGCTTCCAGACCAAATTTTCATCAACCTTGGCCGCATCCCGCGCCGATCGGACGCCTGACCGGATACCCTCTCCGACATCACCCGGCCGCGTTCCCGTCGCCACGCGACCAGGGTTGATCGCCCGCGCAATACTCTTCTCGCCACCGCCTAGCGCCGCCTCAGAGATAGCCGCCGCTTGACGCTGATCAAACGCCTGAATTGTGTCCTTTGCCGTCTCGCCGAAGGCGCCGTAGCGCATGGCCTTTTCGTTCAGCAGACGGCCCGGATCTTTCGTCAACTGGCCGCGTGTTACGGGCAAATCGAATTCCTTCCCGCGCACCGATTGGCCCGCGATGACAGGATCTCGAATGGCTGCGTATTTCTGCGCGAACTCCTTTGCGACATCTGCTGTCATGTCGGCCGGGTCGAATCCAGCATCCTGGGCAATCTTTGCGCCCTTCGGCGTCAACTGCCCCGTGCCCTTGTTGACCAATCCCGGCTCGGTGACGAGCTTGCGCCACAGCAGGCCAAGCCCAGGTGATAGCGTCTCAGCAACGCCGCCGACAGCAGCGGCAGCCGTTGCGCGGCCGATGTCTGGCGCCTGCTCGGATCCAGCGCGGCGCGCAGCCAGATCGCCGCCAACGCTGGTTGCGAACGCCCCGCCCGCCTGCCCCATGGCCTTGAATGGCAGGCTGAGGCTCTTGGTCAGGCCACCCATGACGCGCCCGCCGATGATATACGGCAAGGATTGAAGGCCGACGTTGTTGATGTCCTCGAGATCAAGTCCAGGCTTGTTGACGTAGGCAACAGCCTCTTGACCGTTTTTGTCACGGTAGCGCACCACGTCGGCGCCGTATTGGTCCTTATCCATGCCGATAAAGCGCTTGCCGAGTGCGTTTCTCACAATATCGGCGTGCGCCCTGTCATCCGGCGTCAACGCCTGACCGGCTGTGATCTGGCGATAAGAGGCCCGCGCCGCATCGCTATTGTCGTCATAGATCTCATTTTCGAGCACGCGCGAGATGGCTGGCGCGTTCGCGTAGCGCGGATCTTTGCGGCCGGTGATATTGTTATCCATCCATTCCAGCCAGCCCTCGTTCTTCGGATCTTTGAACGTGGCGGCCTTTGGCGCTTCGGCAACGCGCGGCGCTGGTTGCGGCGCGGCTTCAACGCCTTCGAATAGTCGTTTACTCCATGCGGGCTTCTGAGGTTCTGGCATCTGTTCCGGTTGCTGCGGCTGCGCCCTCTGCATGGGCCTCGGCGCTGCCGGGCGCTCGTCAAATCCAGGCCGCTCGATTGGTGCCGGGCGCTGAATTGGCGCTTGAACCTCAGTGGCTTCGGCTTGGCCAGAAAACAGCAGATCAGACCATTTGCCCATCAGATGCCGAACTCCCGTTTGAGTTGCGACCGTACGGCATCATCCATGCGATTTGGCGAGACTTTGCCTTGCAATTCCTTCTCAATCTCCGTTGCGCGCTGGTCTACAATTTTTTCCATGTCATCCAAAGCAACGCCCGCCTCCCACGGCTTCCCACGGAATCCGATCGTGTTCAGATAAATCGCGCGCGCCATGGCCTGTTTAGACTGTTTGGTCGTTTCAAGCATTTTGGCCTCGAATTCTGTCGGGCTGTCGCCGTCGAAGATCTTTGTGCCGGCGTTTGGAAGCGTCGTCATAATGCGCTGGTATTCCTGCTCGCTGACGGCAACGCCGGACAGGTATTTGACATAGAGCGCGGCGTTTGCGACTGACTTCTGTCGGAACTTGGTATAGCGCCCCAATTCTTTTTTATCTTCTTCCGGCAGCGCCCCGAACTTGTCCTGAAGCGCCGCCCACGCCATCCCCGTGCGGTTGAACACGTCCAGAAATTTCGGATCAAAGTCCCTTTGGATCGACTCCAACCGGCCGATTGTGTTGGTCAGGCCAACAATATCCTTCTGAACTTCGCCTTGTGCCGTCTTATCAAGCCGCCCATCCTTCGCCGCCTCGGCCAGCATCTTGCCGGCTTCGCCTTTGCCCTTCAGCGCAAACGCAAACCCAAGCTTCTGTGCCTGACTGGCGGGCATCCGACCCGCTGGCGTGTCAACCACAGGATCTGCCGCGCTTTGCGCTTGGGGCAATCCAGGTGGCTGCGCCGTTTGCGTGCGGATGACGTTCGGATCTGTGCCGGGGCCATCTTGCGGCATGTACGATTGCGGCTGAATTGGAGAGCCCGGCGCTTGATTCTGGCCGCCGCCGATGATGCTCATAATATATTGGTCAAGCGCATCCTTCTGGCCAAGCGCCTGCACCTCGGCCTCGGCCTTTTTGCGGCGAAGCGGGTTCATCGCTTTCGCTTCTTCAAGATCCATTCGCGCTTTTTCTTCTTGCAGCGCGGCCATTGGATCATTCTGGCGCCTGAACTGAGACAGCAAGAGGCTGCCGCCAATGTCTCGCGTCGCGGGGTTCATCATGAGCTGTTGCGGCGTCGGATTGCCGGCCAGGAGCGCGGCCATCGCTTCATTGGATTGTCGCTGCTGTGCTTCAGCCTCGCTCATATGCGCCCGGCCAACGCCAGCCTGCAACACGCGAGCAAGCGCCTGCGTCCAGTGTTGCACGGGCTCTGTGCTCATGCCCTGCTGCATGAGGGCCTGACCCATCTTGCGGGATTGCGCGATCTGTTCCGGCGTCGGTGCGTTCGAGTATGCGGCGGGCATCGGTGGCGCTGCCATCGCTGCGGCTCCTGGTGCTGATGTTTCACGTGGAATAGGGGCGGCCGATGGCGCGATCGGTTGCGGCGCGCCATTGAACGCGGCGCCCTCGAGATCGAATTGACTGTTTAAGCGCGGCGCGATGTTTTTGTCATACCAGGACGCATGTTGCAGCGTTTCGCGCGGGCGCTGGACGCTGCCGAAGTAGGCCGGCACCTTGCCCTGATGCGCCACACGAATGAGCGCGTCCGCGACCTTGTCCGGGTCGTTGACATCCTGCCATGTGTTGAGCCCGTACTCGCCCTTATTGAACTGATATGGGCCGAATGATCGCTCGGTGGGAATAGTCGTCGAAAATCGCCGCAAAGATCCGTCCGGGTTTGTCGGCGCGATCCGATGGCCGCTTTCCTGCTGGCCAACCATCGTGAAAAACCGCGTCCACTCCTCCGGCGACCCGGTTTTGATGCCGAATTGAGCGCCCCATGCTGGCGCTTGCCCTGCAATCGGAGAACCGGCGATCTTGTCCCGCAGACGTTGGGCAAACGTCACCGGGTCGTAAGCGCCGTTACTGCCGAATGAGTAAGGCCCGCCCATTAGAACAGCTTCCCAACCCAAGGCGAGCCCAAGAGCGACCCGCCAATCCCCGCCAACCCGCCGAGCATCGCGTTGCGCTGCTGCATCTGCGCGTTATAGTTTTGCCACTGGCCGGCTTGATTCATGCCGACAAGGTTCGCAATATCGACGTTTTGAACCCCAACGCCCGGCACATTGGCAAGGTTGGGTTGGAGCGACCCCATGCCGAACTGTAAGCCCGGCGCCAGTTCGCCAAGCTGCTGCTGACGATCAGCCAGCCCTTGTTGGAACATCTGCCCTTGCAAACCCGTCACGAGGTTGTTGCGCGCCTCATTCTGTTGGAGCGCAACGTCATTCATTTGGCTCTTGTACGCCTCACTGGTCGGGTCAAGGCCCTGGTTGCGCAAGCGGTTGATTTCCGCGTCTCGTGTGCGCTGGAAACGCGGCTCGAGGTTGGCCGAGGCATACTGATAGGCGCGATCAAACGCGGCATTGCTGCCGAGATCCGGGCGATTGCCCACGGCGCCGAAATACTGGCGGCCAAGATCCGACAGACCGCCCGTAAACATCTGCCCGGTCTCGCCGAGCTTCTGTGTGGCGTTAAAGATCGGATTGCCTTTGGCATCGGTGCCGCTCTGCGAATACGTTAGCGAATTGCCGAGTGCGTCCGTCTGGTTGACGCGATTAAACGAGGCATTCTGCCAGGCGTTCGCGGTGTTCTGCGTGTTCGCCTGCGCCGTTGTTCCCGCGACATCAAGCGGCGCTGGCGCTTTTGGTGTTTTGAAGAGTGAGCCCATTGATCCACCTGCATTGATGCGGCATCATTGAAAAGGCATAGGCGTCTTGCCCAGGCCCGTAATACTCACGCTCTGTGCCTTGGAACGTGAACCCGAACTTAGGGGCGGCGCGGCGCACTGTGCGGTTCTCCTTGCGCGTGCGAACCTCGAGGCGCCAGATCCCCCACTCGAGGAAAACAAGCCGAAACATGGCCTTCACCGTGTCGTTACTCGTCTTGCCATAGACATGCAGCTCGGCGGTTGTTTCCGATCTCCATGTGATCACGAAAGCGCCCCGCAGCACGCCGCTGTCATCGATAATCCCGAGCACAGCACGCGGCGCCTGATACACGGCCACGCCGTAGCGATGCGCCAGCCATTCGCAGATTGTCGCCTCGTGCTCGACCGCGCCAACGATCCTCACAGCCAGTCGCCTTGCTCATACGTCACGAGGATGCCTTGCATTCGCATGGTTTCATCTGAATTGGCGCCAGATCCCCACAGCGCAACGCCCCACTTCGAAACGCCCCAAACAGACCCGCCCACCTGCACACCGATGGTTGCCTGGAACTTTACGCTTCCGAATGTTCCGATCGCGCCAACGCTCATCCAATCGGACACTTGTGATTGCGTGTCGGACCAGATCAACCCGCCATCCCACAGCCCGCCCCCGTCCCAAGCCGTAGCATCTGAACCCTCCACGACCTGCGTCGAAAGGTTGTCAGTCTCCACAAAGTCTACCGACATGCCGACGGACGGTCGATTGGTGCCCGTTGCAGTCACAAGCGGCCGAACAAGCGAAAACAGTTTTGTGTAGGCGCCACCATAGGGCAGATAGGCACTTTGGCCCGTCGCCACGATCGGCTGATCTATGTCCGCGCTGCCCGTGTCGGCCTCATACACATAGCCGGCGCCGCCAAAATATAGCGTATCGTTGAACACAAGCCACGTGTTCGCGTTGTGGGCGTCGAACTCGCACCATGCGCCCGTCAGCGTGTTCATGACGTATTGGATCGCGGTCACGTTTTCGGCGGTCGGGATGTTGACAATCAACCGCGTGCCCTTGGCGTAGACGCACGCCTCCCAACCGAAATTGGCGCTGTACTCAACGGCCCGCAGGTTGAACGCTTGGCTGATGCGCTCCGAGATCGCCACGCGCCCGGTCTGGCTTTGATCGACCGCGAGCAGTTGCGACAGCGGGAACACGCCCTCGACGGTCAGCAGAAGCACGTCACCGCCGTAGCGTGTGAAGCAGCGCCGGCCGATCGGCGTTGGCACATCGAACGTGCCGACAAGTGCCCACGTGTTCGCGCTTGCCGGATCGGTGCCCTGATAGACCGCCACCTGTCCCCGGCTCGAGATCGCGACGAAATAGTCATCCGAACCGGAGCCACCGTCACGTGTCCAGGTGGCAAGCGCGAGCAGATAACCGCCCTTGGTAAACAGCGAGCCAAATTGGAACTCTGCCGCCGCACCCGCCACAGCCTCGGTGCCGAGGTAAGCGGCTTTCGTGCTTTCATTGAGGACGAACCATAGCCGTTTTTTATGGCTGATGACGTGTACCGCGTCGGCCGCCGTGATGCCGGTAATCGATGGCGTTGCCCAGGTCGTGCCGTTGTAGTGAACCGGCGCATCCGACCCGTTCACCACGAACACGAATTGCCCTGCGCTGGTTGTGTGATTGCACCATTGACAGCGATCGGTTGACAGGCCGCCATAGCTAAACGTCGCTGCGGCTTCCGCCGTCACGTCCCACACGGCGCCGCCCGCAATGGCCAACATCTTTGAACTCGCCGGCCCCTGCCAAGCCATCAGCGTTTGGGCGTCCGGGTCCGTGACCTCATAGACAGTGATTGTGCCCGATCCGGTTGACGTGATGTCAATGGCCGCGCCGCCATCCGATGCGGCCAGCTTGAATGTGTCCGTTGTCGCATCGCGCACGTAATAGACGGCCGAAGTTAACGGCGTTGGCAGTGTCGTGCTCGCGTGCACCTTGACGGCAGTACCATCGGCCAGCCCGTGTCCGGTGATCTCAATCAGATCGGTGGCGTCGTCAACGCTATCGACAGTCTGCGCATTCGATCCGAGTTCCCACGCATGATATTGGAACCCGCGCCTGACCTCGACATAGCCCGGCTGCGGAAACCAATTCTTGAGCTGCACCGCGCGCTTTTCGCCCATGCTCGCGAGCGCGCTTGTGGCGTCCCATCCCTCGACGGGCGCCGGCAGCGCTTTGGCTCTTGAGATGCGAACGCGGCGGGCGTTGCGCTTGAGTGCGGTGCGGATCACGAGATCGACCAGTTCCCGTCGGTCAAATATGGATCTGTCAGCGATGAAGCGTCATCACTCACGCCGAGATCGATCGTCGCCTGCCCGCCGTCTGTGCCGGCGAGTGACGCGAGACGGTGTTCATATTCCTGCATGTCCTCGCCGTAATCGAGGCCGCGGGCTTTCTTGAACCGCCACACCACGCCGAGCGTCATCAGTTCCTCATCCAGAAACGCCTCGTCAGTATCGACCACCCAGCTTGTTTGGTCCGGGTCTGTGTCGCCGACGCTCGCGCACCAGTACTTCGTGACATACTCAAACGCCATGCTATCACCCGCCGTCGGCGTCGGTGACATAATGATGTCGTTGCCACGGATGCGAAACGAGTCATAGGGCAGGGTAATAAGCCCGGTTTGCAAGCTCTGCCATCGCTGCGGCGACAGCGGCCCCGCAACGCGGCGATCCTGCGATCGATTAAAGAACGTGCCCGGAATGATGCGGTCGAAGTCGCTTGGCAACACACCGCTTTGCGTGGTCGTTGCCGTCGCCGTGAACGTCTGCTCGATAATCAAGCGCTGCCAATCGTGCCGACGCACCAAGGCCCGGCCGTCCTGGTTAGACAGCGTGATCATAGCCTTGACGTGATCGGCTGTTGACCCAATCACGGTGCCGGGTCGGGCCAGACCGACCCGAACGCACGCATCCTGCACGATTGTCAAAAGCGACATTAGGCCCCCACAAACGGTATTGCGTCACGCAACACAAGTGTGCCGGTGCCAGATCCGGAGAGCACCCGCGTCCAAATGCTTCGGCCCGTGTGATCGCCCGTTTCCGTAACGACAACCTGAATATTTCTTAGATCTGTCGGCGCCGTGCCGGTGTAAGAGGTAATCGACGCGCTGGCCGCTTCGCACGAGCCAGTGCCGAGCAGAGTTGATCCTTTATAGACTGCGCATGCCGATGCCATGAGTTATCCTTATGCGGTGGCTTCTGGTTGGTCAGACTTTGGCGGGCGTCCTGGTCCACGCTTCGGCGCTTCGGCCGTGAGCGCTTCCAGCGCCTCGAGCTTGCGCTCGGCGAGAAATCCCTTGGCCACACGCGCCAGCGTCCACGTGCCCATGCCGAGACCCTTGGCGGCGGCCTCATCCAGTGCGGCCAGTTCCTCGGCAGTGCGGACGCCCTGGAGCTTCAGCGCCATGGCCCGGCCCTTGTCGATGCCCGGAACTTCCATCAATGACGTGCCCTTGACCTCGACCTCAGCCTTGCCGGCTTGGTATGCCGCCCACTCATTCGGCCAGCGCTCGACATCCTGCGGCGTGACCTTGCGGATGAGCGTGTTTGGATCGCCGATAATCTTGATTTCGACCATGTCGCGATTCAGTTCGTCATCGCGCACGAACGAGGCGCGGAGCTTGTTGATCGGTTCTTTCATGTTTCCCTCGTAACCACAAAAATGGAGTGCGGCCCAGCATCGGCTTCATGGGTGACGTGATAGCCAAGCCGTTCAAACATTCCGCGCCACCACGCATGCTCTTCAACTGTCAGATGTAAATGTTGATTGATCACCGCGCCGAAGTTATCGGGCACCGTGGCAATCTGGAAAAACGCTGTCGGGACGCTCGCCATGATGTTGGCAATCACCGTCTCGACATGCTGCGGCGGGATATGTTCCAGCACGTCCGCGCAGTAGCCGAAATCGCCATGCAACGGGCACCGCTCGGTCAGGTCGTGCTCGATAAAGGGCAAGTGCAACACCTCGTTGTCCCGGCAGTTTGAGGCGAAATCGACCAAGAATACGTCAAGGCCTGTCCTGGAGATCGCCAGCCCGCCGCGCCCTGTGCCACATCCGAAGTCGATAACGAGCCCGGTTGGCTTAACAATCTCCATGAACATCTGCGCCGAGTCCTCGCCAGGGCTTTGTCGGCGATAGCCGGCCACGGACCACATGCGCATGTATTTCTCACGCTCCGGGAGCGCTTCTGGCGGGGTATTCCACATGTCCGGTAACAATCCAGATCCGTGAATGTGGATGGTGCAGCCGGCTGCTTCCAACGCACGCAAGGTTTCCTGCGCTTTTTCGGCTTGCAGCTTCATTGTGAGACTAGTGCGGTATTCCTTGCCGTTCCACACCACCACGCAATTGGGCTCCCCGTCGTTCATGCGCTGATGGAACGCATGCGACTGTGCCGAGCGGTGGCTGCTGTCATAGCCATAGAGATGCAGCGTCCGAAAGCCCATCACATAGGCCAGCACCGTCGACGTATTGCCGACGCTCGCAGCGCCGCCAACCAGGGCAAACGGGTGCGGATAGTTCGGCAGGTCGTCGTCAATGCCTTCAATCTGTAGATGATACAGCTTCGCATGCGGCAAAGCCTCAAAAATAGCCGGATGACACTGCGAGGCAATCAAGTGGTCTTTGGCAGGCCCAACAAGCTGTTTCGTCTCTTCGCGAGGGTCGATCATCACTTGATAATCAGCAAGGATGCCGCGCTCGTTGAGATAGGCTGCCGCCCCATTCATCGCGAAGATCACGACGCCAGCTTTGGCATGCGCGCGAACCTCGTCTAGTGTGTCCGCGAGTGACGGACCAGAGCCAACCAGAACCGCAACGTGCTCGTGGGCCGGCTCGCTTTTCACCCACTGCCGCATCAGTTGGCGCGCGCGCGCAGAGTTGGCCTTGATGTTCCGGTGCAGGTCCTCTTCGGACGTGTTGCAAATGACATGCACGGGTAGGATGAGCGGCGCGGTGGCGCCGGGATTCCAGTGATTGATCTGTAGATTGGCAAAAGGTAGCTGCACAAATCACCCTTTTAAAAAGGCGGGAGCCTCGGCTCCCGCCAGTCAGGCTTAGGTCACGCGGCCCTGCATGGCCGGCCGGTTGACAACAAGCGTTACCGTTGTCCGGCCAGCCGTGGCAGACGCCACCGCCGAGACCATAGCGCCCTGGATCTCGTTGCCGGAGATCGTCGCGACCGCAAGGCCGGTTGACGAACTGACGGCCACCTTGGCCGCAGCCGCAAACGACACCGTGCATGCCTTCGCCGCCACGGCCAGACCGCTGATCTGATACCAGCCGTATTGATCGGCGACGTTAGCCGACATTGCGACAGCAAGCGGCCCCGGCACGTTCTCGCCCGCATAACCAAGCGCCGTCTGGTAAGTCGTGCCCTTGTAGTTGACGATCGATCCAACCGTCGTGGAGGCCACGCCCTTCAGATAGATGAACTCGCCGCTGCCATAGGTCGGGTCATGCGCCTGAATGATAGTGCCAAGCGGATGATTCTGCGTCGTCGAGGTGGTTGCAATCGGCTGATGGCCAACCAGCGCCGGGCCAACTGTGCGATAAGTCATATGGCTTGCCTCCTATTAGGCGCAGATCACAGCCTGAAGGCTGCGGTTGCTGGTTGTCATATTGCCGGCCAGATACATCGGGACCACCATGGCGTCCTGGTTGACCGATGCCTTGTCGCCCGCGGGCTTCATCCACCGCCCCTTCGCCTTGCGGACAAAGAGATAATCGGTGTTGAGCATGTACATGCGGGTCGCATTGCAGTTGTCGTCATAGACAACCGGCAGGTTGCCCATAAACATCAGATTCGTGAAGCCGGCGCCGGCGTTCTTATCGTCCGCAAAGCGCTGGTTCACCTGCAACGAGGCGAGGTAATAGAGGTAGTAGGTCTGGCCCGCAGTGCAGATGTCCGGTTTATCTGACCCGCGAATGACGTTGATGTGGGCCGTGTTCATCGCGGCCTGGATGGTGGTCGAGCTGGCGGTGATCGCCAACGTCGAGAAGTCGTAGACGTAGTTGCGCCACCATGAGTAGGTGTTGCCGCTGATGCCGCCGACGGTGTTCGTGTTCGTGTCGGCAACAAGCAACTGCAATCCACCAAACTCCTTGCCGCTGCTGCCGGTGCCGTCGGCATAGAGCGCCGAAGCAACGGTATTGCGCAGCGACTTCTCGAGATTCCGGATGCGCGCCTTCAGCAGGTTGTGCACCGCCTCTTTGCCGCTGTTCTGGATTTCCTCGAGGCCGGTGATCACCACGTTGCCGGCGAGCTGCTTGTAATTGTATTCAGCCGCCGTGAACGTCTCGGAAGCCGAGATGTCCAGCGCTTCCGCGCCCGTGTACCAGTTCACCGTGCCGTTTTCGGCGTACTCGAGCTCCTGAACAATCGTGCGGCCGGTTGCGACCTCACCATTGCCCTTGCGCTCGATCTGCCGAAGCAAGGCATTGTGATTGGTGATATTGTCGGCCAGCGTGCCGGAGTACCCCTGCAAGCTGGTTGTTACGATGTCAGTGAAATCGCTGTTAGGCGATGCCATGGCTCAATGTCCTTTCTGTGAGCCGGGCTCAACCAAACCGCGCGCCAATTGCACCCGAAATCACATCATCCAGGTTCGTCTTGGCCGCTCGGCCGTTGACGATTGCCCCGGTTGAGTGAATCGGCTGCGCTTTTTTCGCCTTTGCGACAATCTCAGCCTGCTGTTGCTGGGCAGTTGCCGCCTTGGCTGCGATGGCCGCTTGAAGCTGATCCTCAAGGGGTTTCGATGCCAGGGCGTAAGCCTCTGCAAGCGTCTTGGCTTGACCAGTCGAGAGCAATTGTCCCATGGTCGGCTTGACCGTTTCGAAGAAAGGGTACTTCGCCGAACCGTCCGGGTTCTTCTCGGTGGCAAATGCCTGCACTTGCGAGGCGAGCTGCTGTTCAACAGTCGAATGATACTGTTGCTCTAGGCGTTGGGCGCGTTGGCGCTCCTGTTGGAGTTGAGCCTGTAGGTCGTGAATGACCGGATACGCTTGGCCGGTGGGTTGCAACGGGTCGGCGTAAGGGTCGGGCTCAGGCTGCGCAAACGGGATGCCGTAGGCTTGGGCGATGTCGGCGAAAAGCTTGACCTTTTCTGCATATGGGGCATAGCGCAGTGTTGCTTCTATGGATGCATAGCCCTCGAAAAGTTCATCGGGCGATTTGCCGATGCTTTGCGTGAACTGTGACCATTTCTGCGCCGCCTGATAGAGAGGTTCGGTCTGCTTTCGAAACTCGCCTTCCTCGGTCAGTTTGCGTTGATAGAATGCCTGCTGCTCGGCCTGACGCTCCATCACCAACGCTTGCACGTCGGGCGACAGGCTGTTGAACCGCTGGCGCTGCTCCGGCTTCCATCCTGCGAAGTGGCCGTCCGTCCAGGCTTGCGCTTGCGCGGGCGCTGCCGTGGTTTCGGGGTTGGCGTTCGGCTGGGTTGCCGGCTCCTTCGGCGCGGCTTCGGCTGCGGGAGTAATCCCGCCCTCTGCCTGCGCTTTCGGCTTGAATCGGCCAAGCTCGTCACGATCCGTGCCGGTCGCCTTGGCCTCAATCTTCGGTGTGTCGTCAACGGGCGCAGCCTCATCGACCTTCACGGCCGCAGAGACGGGCTCCGAATATCCGTCGAGTGCTTTGGACAGGGCCGCGTCGAGCGCGCCGCCGTCATCCATCTCAGTGTTATCGTCCGCGCCGTTCACGATCACGCTCCATCTCCCTGTGCAGGTCCCACCAAGCCGGTTTCACGCTGCCGGACCAATCTCGCCCGACCTGCTTTGACCCCGTCGCGCGCTCGTACTCGCGCAGCTTCGACCGACTGGTGATTTCTTTGCCGTCTTGCGTCACGAAATGACGAATATCCGGCATGATCTGGTGGCAAGTTTCGACCTCGGGGCCGTTGTGGCTGTAGATCTGCACCACAGCGTCAAGGTCGGGGTCGTAGCGGTAGCGTGTAACGGTCATTTACCCTCGATCTCGATCCGTTGGGCGACCTCGGCCGACGTGTGCGCAGTGCATACCGACAAGTCGAGCGTCATCATCTTGTGAAACCCGCATTC